TGGAGGATCTCACTACCAACACTATTTAATTCAACCCTATGAATTCATCTCTAAAAATGAGCTTACTTTTTTTCAGGGCAATGTTATTAAATATGTTTTGAGATATCCTTACAAAAATGGTATTGAAGATTTAGAAAAAATAAAACATTACTGTGACTTAGAAATTAAAAAAATGCAGGATGACAAAAAAAAGAAAAAATAAATTAATTATGTGTGAGGAGTGTAATGAATGGGTAGCAGCTATAGTCTATAACTATAATTATTACTGTGCTGAGTGCGCATTGGCTGAAGAAAAAATATATGAAGGTAAATTAATAGAAGACTCTGGTTTAAGTAGAAAAATACAATGACACATCAATTAAATTTTATATACAACGATAGTGATTGGGTTTGTCCAGCGGAGTATCCAGATTTATCTAAAGCAACTGAAATTGCAATTGACTTAGAAACTAAAGATCCAAACATTAAAACTAAAGGACCAGGATGGGCAACTTTTGATGGTTACATTGTAGGTTTCGCAGTAGCTGCACTTGGCCAACAGTGGTACTTTCCTATAGCTCATGACGCAGGAGGTAACATGGACTCTGCGATCACAACTGCTTGGATGCAAGACATATTAAAACTACCTGCAACTAAAATATTTCATAACGCAAGTTATGATGTGGGTTGGTTACTAATTAATGGATTTGAAATCAGAGGAAAAATTGTAGACACTATGATTGCTGCAGCTTTGATTAATGAAAATAGATTTAGTTTTAGTTTAAATGCTTGTGCTAAAGATTATTTAGGTGAAATTAAAAACGAAACTTTTTTAAATGAAAAAGCCAAAGAATGGGGAATTGATCCTAAAGCTGACATGTGGAGGCTGCCTGCGGGCTACGTAGGCTTCTATGCAGAGCAAGATGCAGGGCTAACCTTACGTTTATGGGATAGGCTTAAAACAGAGGTATCTAAGCAGTCCCTACACGATGTTTGGGAAATGGAAATGGAATTATTGCCTATTTTGATTGATACAAGGCGTAGAGGTATAAGAGTTGATGAAGAAAAGGCTAGAGGCTTAAAAAAAGAATTTGTAGCTAAAGAAAAAACAATTTTGCATCAAATTAAAAAACAAACTACATTAGATGTGGATATCTGGGCTGCTCGATCTGTAGCACAAGTGTTTGATCGTATTGGTGTTGAGTATCCACGGACAGCGAAAACTGAAGAACCAAGCTTTACACAAAATTGGTTAGTAAATTGTGATAACCCGATAGCGCAACTAATAAGAGAAGCAAGAGAAATAAATAAATTTCATTCAACATTCATAGATTCGATTCAACGTTATGTTCACAAAGGTAGAATCCATTCTGAAATAAATCAATTGAGATCTGACCAAGGTGGTACGGTGTCTGGACGTTTATCATACTCCAACCCCAACTTGCAACAGATACCTGCACGTAACAAAGAGTATGGAGATAAAATTAGAAGTTTGTTCTTACCAGAAGAAGGTAAACAATGGGGTAGTTTCGACTACTCACAACAGGAGCCTAGGCTTGTTGCTCACTACGCTGCATCTGTGGATACGAAATTCGAAGGTGCAGCGGAGTTCATTGAAGCTTATAAAAATGAATCTGCTGATTTCCATCAGATTGTAGCTGACATGGCAGGTATTACTAGATCTCAAGCTAAGACTATTAATTTAGGTTTATTTTATGGTATGGGTAAAGCAAAATTAGGTAAAGAATTAGGTATTAATAAGGACCAGGCAGAAGCCTTACTTCGACAATATGGAGAGAGAGTTCCTTTTGTTAAGAAATTAACAACTGAGGTGACCAACAGCGCTTCTAAGTATGGGTTTATTCGAACTATAGGAGGCCGTAAATGCAGATTTGAGATGTGGGAGCCATCTACCTTCGGAATGAACAAAGCGATGCATTACGAGGAGGCTAAGGCTATTTATGGCAATAATATTAGACGTGCCTTTACCTACAAAGCTTTAAATAGATTAATTCAAGGATCTGCAGCAGATCAAACGAAACAAGCTATGATTAATTGCTATAAAGCAGGATTTAAGCCATTATTACAAATACACGATGAGTTATGTTTTTCTATAAATGAGGAATCAGATATAAAAAATGTGAAAGAATTAATGGAAAATGCTATTGAAAACCTTAAAGTTCCCTCAAAAGTAGATATTGCCCTTGGTAAATCATGGGGAGAAGCAAAAGAATAGCACTATATTGCTATTTACATTAATTATGCTATATAATATTTTATGAAGCTATATCGTGTCCAAGTAAAATACAAAAATATGTATATTGATGAGACGCTTGAGGCAGAAAATGATAAAGCCGCTCTTGAGTATTTAGTAAAGAAGGTTGACTCAGGAGATGTAATAGAAAAAGAAGGTGCGGGGTTTGAAAATCCTGACTTACTTTTTATAACCTTTGAGGAGATAAACCGAAATGCTACAAAAGTTAATATCGGAGAAACTTCAGTTGGAGTCCAAGTGGGCAACACAAGCGTTAGCACAGGGTAGAGTGACTACCGACATGAAGTGGATAGACATAAAGATCAAAGAGATCAGAGTTAAGATCAATGATCAAAGTGTAGAAGACGCAAAAAAAGGTCTTTTAGACATAGCTAGTTAATTTTAACCTAGCTTAATAAAAAAAATAAAATTTTTCCCTAAGACTTCTGCGCTCTAAATTGAAGGTATTTGTTTACATTCAAATTTAATTGCTAATCTTTCTTTGTTAACTAAATCTTTATCAAGCTTTTTAAGATTTTTGTAGGATAGTTGATATCCTGCTAATGCACAGTCTAAGTGACTATTGAATTCGTAAGGCATGTAACTGGATCCCGGACACTGGCCACTGGTCATACTACATACGTATAAAATTAAAACGAACTTCATCCTATATTATCCTAGCTTATTATTTACTTGCATATCCCATTAAAATGTTTATATAAAGATACAAGTTAATACTAACAAAGAGGAGGCCAAATGGCAACAACAGGAAAATGTGATTCGCAAGTGTTTAAGGAGTGGAGTGCAAAGGTAGATAATATCTTATCACAACTACCAAAAACTGACATGAGTGGAGAACCCTTAGAGTACCAGGATGATGCATACCAAGAAGTTATGAAGATGTTACAACAGTGTTGTATGCTCTTCGAAGATATGCCTATCTATCCAATCAACGAAGTTATTGCAAATAAACTAATACAAGATCAACAGAGAGGTGCCGATGAAAGACCTGATATTTAGTATGATGTTTATTGCATTACTAACAATTATCCCTGCAAAAGTTTTATTATTTATTTTTGCATCATTGGGATATTTAATACTTAACTAACCAAGAGGAAAAGATATGAACAAACCGATCGTTAATAAATTTTTTGAAACTACGGATTATACGAAGTTCAAAAAAACTAGAGGTAATAGACCTGTAGATGAAGCACACGTACAACAGTTAAAAAAATTAATTTCTGATAGAGATCTTCAAGATCCAATTAGAGTTAATAAAAACATGGAAGTCATTGATGGCCAACATACCTTAGAAGCTAGGAAACAACTAGATCTAAAGATTCCATATATTATTATGGATAGTGAAGATCCATTAGATGTGGCTAGATTAAACACAGGGCGTAAGAATTGGTCCATGAATGATTACTTAGGGCAGCACTGTGCTAGAAATAAATTAGATTATAAAATCTGTAAAAGTAAAATGGCACAGTATGGTATGAATGTTGCAGAAGTAATTGTATTACTTCTAAAAATATCTAGTCTGTGGAATAGAATATCTACTGATTTTAAAACTGGTTTATTTTCAATTCCTGCAGGAGGTATAGAAAACTGTGATCGTATTGGATCACAACTGATGCAATTGAGACGTTACTTTGTAGGTATGGAAGACACTAGCAAAAGAATGAAACGTTCTATGGTGCACGCTTATGTTATAGCTGACAAACACCCTAGATGGGATTTTGCTAGATTTAAAACTGCTTGTAAACAAAGATCGAGTTGGTTACTTTCTGGAACTTCTACTGCTGATTACATTGAAATATTTGAAAAGATATTTAATGCAGGACGAGTGCCAAGTAAGCGAATCAATTTGGTTGAGTTTTTTAAAACAAAAGAGTACCAAGACAAATAGGAGAAACAATGGACGTAAACAAATGGAAATCAATTGCTGTTGATATCGAATCATACACAATCATTAGGGCTATGGGGGCAAATGGCCTCAGAAACCCAGGCAACATGATCAAGAAAATGGTCAGCGATAGTATTAAAAAAATCGCAAAAAAAGAAGGTGTTGCTGAAGTTAAAATGAAAGAGAATTTACTTAACCAAGGGAAGAAACTCCTCAAGTAAGTAATAAACATCGATGTTGAATTGGGGCCGGGAGACTGGCCCTTTTTTTTACTTGCAATCAAAATTAAAATAGTTATTAATTAAATAGTATTCCTAAGCCTAAATGAAATAAGTGGGGCTTTCAAAACACTTTATTTCCAACTAACGACGAAACTCAAATTTAACTTTAAAACAAAAGGATATTTTGTGGGTGAAAAAGCTATGAAGAGTAGTGAAGAAGCATTGAACCATGCGTTGGACAAGCTTGTTATGGTCTGTCCAAATAAAAAAACGTATGATGAGTTAACAAGTTTAATGTTTCAGTTGTATTGTGGAAATGATTTTGGTTTAGGAAATTTTAGTCTTTCTTTCCTTGAGAAAATTGAGGATAGATGGCGATCAGGAAGAAAGGCCGCAGCGCAAGCTAAAGGCATAAAACTGGTTGTTAAAAATGCTTAACCACGGTGTTAGATCACACAATCCATATCTTTTCCCACACTGTGGTTATGCAAATGAGTGCCAAGCAAACTGATAAATTAATTAGACAGAGTAAAATCATAATGAGTTTTATGTCCGGAGAAGAACGGACGCAGTACTTGACTCGTATGTGGGATCTTTATTATGAAGTCTATATAAAAAAGGATTGGCGAAAATCAGCATTTAATACACGAAAAAAATATTCTCCAATACAGGAGAAAAAAGCTTATGAGTTGCTCACCAGCCTTATTAAAGTTTTTGGGCATTAAATTGGCCACGGAATTTTTAAGTGCTAAAGAATATCCGGAACAGAGACTGTTTCAGGCTATCCTGGTGCAGGCGTTAGAGGATGCTGTGAACCCTTCAGGATTTAAAAAAGATACTTATTACAAGTACGATAGTCATGTGTGGTTTGTAGATAATTCTACAGAATTTCAAGACATCTGTTGGGGAGCTGACATGGATCCTGATTTTGTAAGAGGGGAATATTTAAAATTAGTCGATACTAAAAAAATTCATTTTACTAAATTACAGTTGTCCTGGATTCGGTATCGAGAGTTATATAGGAAGTATAGAAATGCAGGTAGTAAGGAAGAAAGACGATATATTAAGACTCTGATATTAAAAGAAAATTTAAAAAGATTAAGTGATTAGGTCTCTGGAGGATATAACAGAGAGCAATCTAAATACCTCCAGAAACATGTGTAATATATAACAGAATAAGGGACACCGGACAACGGATAATTGAGTACAACCTACTGTTGCATAAATGTCACAGAAATTCTATTATATAGATTATACAGAGTGATTGAAAAAGAAAAGTGCTCAGGGGGTAAAAGAGGTGTATCTGGTGTATCTAATGTTCTATTATTCAATTGTACCAATGGTTTTAATCAATTTTAATGGTGTATCTATGGTGTATCTATGGTGTATCTTGGATACACCACTCTTGCGGGAACGCAAACAGTTGGTT